CAATGTAATAGCTGTTGCACTTGAACTAGGAGGAGGAGCAATCCCAAGTTTACGATTCATCTTTACCCAATCACCTTGGTAAGCGTATTGTGGTGTGCTGCTTATTGTCCTCCAATTTGGGGAAAGCTCCTCCTCTATAATGTCTTCATCGATGATTTCTAATTCACTATAAGTTGTTGCAGAAGAGAAATAAAATACTTTATCCAAATCGAAACAATTCAAGGGAACAGGATACTGGTAGTAGTTTACTGTAAGAGGAATAATAAACCATGATTTTAGAGACCTTACTAAAGTTGTAACTTCCATATACACCTGATTTATTTTCTTTCTAACTCTATATCGAGTATATTTTTGAAAAGCTGTGTCAGGAGGATGGCCATTAGTGTCCTCGTTGAATTGAATCCAAAGTCTTTTAAGAGTCTCTGTTTCAATTTCACCTAAATTCAAAGCATGGAAAAATATGTTTTCAGGCATCTAGGACTCCGAATCGTTTAAAATTTAAACGTTTTTTGTTTTGTCTATGCAATCTTTACATCTACCTTTAACTAAGTCTTTAGATGGATAAGAAAATCCACAAATATTACATTCAACTTCAATAAGAGGTCCAAACTCATTACTCACTGTCCAAGGGTTGGGGAGGGTCACAGAGTAAAAGTCTCCAGAGTTGAAAGCCACGCCGGTTGCAGTGACTGTAGTTGCTGTGCGGGCGGTTACAGTCGCATACACACCTGTCGTCTTGTTGGTAAGGACTGATACTCCAATGACCACTCCCCTATTTATAAAATCACCAGAAGTCGAAGTAATGTAATCTCCGACTATTGGAGTCTCGTTGGTTCCGTCAATGTTGCTTATTGTCCAAGTATGTTTCATTTCTTCACACAAGGAAGAAGGTCTATCTTATCACAAAAACCCTCAACATCATTCATATAGTTTAACACTTTTTCATGAACAGACAAAGGTGTTTCGAAAAATTCTTTATCACTCATCTCCATCATTGTTGGTCTCGGAGGGAGAATTACTTGGAATTCTCTTGTGACTCCGAAGCATCCGATAGAGCTCACGGATACGCTCAAGATCAGCATTATTAACAGCTTTTTGTATTTCATTTTGAGTCTCCTGAGTGGTCTTGTCTACTTCAGCGGCTTTTTCGTAGAACTCAATAGTCTTAGTCTGTTCCTCTATTTGAACCTGTAAGGCAGTTATCTTATTTTGCATATGATTATAGTTCCAGATAAAATATCCACCAACAATTATTACTAAACCAATAGCACCTAGTTTCAAGTAAGTTAAGATACCCATAATTCACACTCCTTCTCTCGTCTTACAACTAAACCTCTAATCACTCGACTCCTAGCCTTAATCCACTTTCTAAGTTGATTTGGAACTTCATCGTATTCACCTCGATTGAGGACTTTCAATAAAGTACTATTTCTAAATGCTCTTTCACCAATATTAAAAACAAAGTCTATAAGAGCATCAAATTGATTTTGAGTTAACCGAACTTCTACATATTCATTCACAGCCATTTCAAACCTTCTAACATCTTGAGCAAGAATACCCATAGCTTCTTCTTCTGTAATTCCCTCTGAAAAATCTGGGTCCTCAGCAGTTATTAAATGGCCTACTCCAATAGTAGGATACCCTGCTGGGTCGTCGTAAATTTGGAGAACACACCCTTCATTTTCCATTATAAATGCAAGTCCATTCTCACTCGTTTTCACACTAACCTCCAGGAGGAATGTCTACCCTACTCTTAACATACCTCCAAGCAGTAGCAAAAGTTCTACCACCAGAGTTAACTCCATATGCTGCAAACGCTGCTCCTGTGCAAATAGCGAGCATAGAACTTACAGGGGTGTATGCACTTGTGTGAGGCCAATGAAAGAAACATCCAACCACCCATGCAACATCTAACACCACAAAACACCCCGAGGCTATCCGACTCATGGATAGTTCTTTAGATGAGGGGTCGATTATAGATTCGACTAAATAATATTTTTTCTTACTCATTACTTACTCTGATAATAAACCATTAATAAATTACCTACAATAGAACCAAGGAGAGCAGCTGCCCAAACTACACCAGCACCCAGGTAAACCATCCGTTTTAAATTGTTAATAGCTGTCCATTGGTCATCATCGCTTTTTTCTAAGGTTCTTATCTGAACCTCGTGAGCTAAACAGTGTCTTGCTTCTTGAACCCGTTCGATTCTGTCGATGTCCGCTTTGACTTCTTTATATGTTTGGTTGTATGATTCTGACATCTTATATAATTCTCGCTTTGCTAGCCTCCAAAGCTGCCATGATTCGCTGTGGTTGCATACTCCGGGGAAACTCTTTGCCCCGGTCAAGCATCCTGATTCGATGTGTCCGAGCCCGGAAGTGAGCCAGAGCCAGCAACTTTGTCTTTTCCGTGTTGAACGGTTTGCAACTGAAAATGTCCAGATAAAAACCAAGTTCTGCCGGGACTGTCTTGATATAAATATGAGACTCGGCAATTATCCTAATCCCTTGAATTCCCAAGCGGGTATGGCTGACAAAAGGCGGAGTTATAGGAGTCATGCCGATTTTCTCCGGCATGAACCCCAGGAAAGCGAGAACATGGCCAGGGTCAACCAAGAGCTTGTAATCACAATCTCCACCCTCCAGGAACATCTGAGGGCCGAATACCTCGATTCCCAATACTTTGGTATGGTCCATCCATAAACCCTCCTATGGTGTTCCTACCACCTTTAAATGCCGCTTGGATTCTTCCTTCTCCAGTTCCCGTTTCCTTTCAAGCAAAAGATAAACAATGGATAAAGCCGACCGGGTGGTGGCCATCAGGTTGGCGTCATAAAGATTCTCCACCGCCTTGTACAGACTATGAACGGCCTCGATTGCCTTATCCGTGGAGTTCGGGTTTTTCCTCACACATCCCCTTGACTACGGCTTCGATAAACCAAAGTTTAGCTACACGTTCCCCAATCTCTTCCCAACTGTCAAACATGGTCCAATCCTCTTCAACTTCTCCGCAGCAGGAGCAGACCCCCTTACGTTTCATGTAATTGCCTCCGGCCTCTCCCTTGATGAACGTATAGACCATCTTCTGAAAGGGGTCGCCTATCTGGGCCACGACTCGCCCAGTCACAATCTGGATCACCCCTTCTAGATTCATGGTGAACTCTTGACACCGGTCATCAAGGGGTTTGTGTTTAGGCTTTTTCATTATGGTAACGTCAATAATGGAGCTTGCGTACCAGCACCTATCCAGGTTATTTTAGCTCTGCCACTAAAGGCTACGGGAGCCCCCGTATTAGTTCCAACCAAAGTGGGCACAACACTAAAAGCTACTGAGGCAACACCTGTTGCAGTTGCATCCACTCTCACTAATGTTATATCAATTTTTGCCGCATTAACCGCGGCCCTTGTCGAGATAGTAATGTTGGCTTGGTTTCCACCAACAGCGCCATCCGAGTCGCTAATTGTGATCGTTCCGTCGCTATTCAGAGTAGCAATGGCCTGTTGAACACTTATCGGCTGAGTAACCATAGCGTTGGTGTTCCCGTCATAGACAAATAAAGTGCCACTCATTTCCAGGCCGATACTGCGGGCTGAACTGCCTACCACTATTCCTGGCATAGTAATCTTGCAGACATTGGCCCCCACTGAACCGCCAACAGTTCCAACAGTAGTAGGGGGTATCTGTATATCCTGAGTACAAAGGCCGACTTCAAAATTATGGTCCGCACCCTGTATCTTGACATTGCGGGTATTGGCGTTGGCTAGCAGGTTTTGATTCAAGTTACAATAAGCTTTTGTCTGGTTAGTTTTAATGGTAGTATTAGCCAGATAAGATGTGATACTGTCGCCAACCGCAGGCGGGCCATACACTATTATCAAACTGCGGGTCAGACTACTACCAAGTGTGAAAACAATTTCTGCATCAGTGATTATGCCAGCCGAGCCGCCTGGTTCAATGTGCATAACCGGAGCCGTGGCATTAAGAACGTTCGATATGGTTGCATTTATTCTGGCACCCTTGATAGTGCCGTGCAAATCCATGAATGTTCCAAGATTTTCCACAACGCCATTAAAAGTGAATCCATAAATGGTGCCGCCAACAAAAATAGCCTCGTCATTGGACCCACCCGTGCCGAGATTAAAAATGCTACCATTAATGTCAATAGCGGAAGCATCAGCAATAGTAATAGCTGTCTTTCTACGGTTTACAGTTATAAAGAAATTGTCTCCGATGGTCCTTAAGGAAGTCATGGAGTGGCTGGCGGGTGTGGTTTGATAAACGCTATCTACACCCCAGATATATGCTTTAGCCCCAGTTATTGTTATGGGTCTATTGGCCTGAAACCAACAGGCGTTGTAAGTATGATCTTCTGCGCCGAAATTTACTAAGGCTATTGTACCCTCTCCGCCATTGGCTGCTGCATCGTCGTGCATTAGGATGGTAAGGTTTTCGTAATAGTGGCTTTGACATTGGTCCAAAGTGGTATTGGGAGCGCAAAAAAGACCTACCACACTGGGGTTAGATAGGCCGGCTACTGTTGAATCAATAGTTATATCGGTTAATTTAAGAAAACCCGCACCGCAAGCATCTAGTGCCAACGTACCAGTATTCGCTACAATTTTAGTCCCGGAATAATATCCGGTCCCTTTAAACCAAATACTATCCCTTTGTAGCGTTCCACCAACCCTGGTATTGGTAAGATTTAGGCAGGTATTAATCTTATAAGAACCTGGGCCGAAGACTACAGGTTTTACGACCATCGATCCAACTAAACCGATACTATCTATGGCTGCTTGAATCGCTGCGGAGCAATCAGTTGTGCCATCGGCCACCGCCCCCCACCATTTGGGATAAACTTCCGTAACTGCCCCTACCCCAAAAACCACCTTCCCCGTCCCGGTGCAGGAGAATATCTGATACGGTCCCGCATCCAGGGTGCCGTTGATGGTGAGGGTTACAGCAGTAGCAATTGCAAAAGTCGCTCCAGCTTCAAATCTAAGTTTCATCCCAACAGGAATAGTAAGGTTGGTTACAATACTAAACGTTCCCCTTGGAATGAAAACAGTTCCTACGTTTGATTGATTAGCCTTTATGGATTCAATAGACGCAGCACAGTCTATTACTCCTGTCGGGTCGCAGGAGTAAGGTGAAGCCATTATAGATGTAAATGGATAAAGTTTAGAGTGCTCTGTAGTTGTTGGGTAAGCCATTTAAAATCTCCTTAATTCTATTAACTTCTGTCAACTCCCAGGCCACTAGGTGTGGTGGTCGTCCATTATTAATTTGCTGTCCAAGTAGCATTTTGCTGCACACCGGCCTTGTCATAGCCAGTAACCGTACAGGTGAAATCATTATTGGTCCCGGTAGCATGATACTGGTCGCCGGTATAGGCAGCACCGGCCTTTATCCCATGAGTTGCTGCCCCAGGGTCCGGTGCCCCGGTTATCGCCCTCCGGCTGTCAAGGGTGTTGTTGGTAAGGATTCCAGCGGCGTAAATGTAATTGGAACTTTGATTTAAGATGGTTCCACCATCGTTAATGATATTGGTAGCTCCAAAATTGTTATTCCAGACATGGAGATATTTAGTACAATCCGCCCCAAGTGTAACCGGAGAAGTTGTGCTGATGTTCAATATCATTAATCGGTCATTAGGTATATAACTTGCACACCACATGAAAGTCTTGGCATTATAGGTTCCGCCATTAATGGTCCAGATATTGCCACTTCCAGCGGCAGCTGAGGTACCGATAGCTACATCAAACTTGCCGGATACAACATTGCAATTATTCAGGGTAATCAGGGGATCCTGACCACTTTTCATAAAACTACTTTGCCTGAGTGCGTATATCTTTCCGGTTGTTTGGGTAACACCTTCATCAACATAGAAATTGCAATCATTTAGGGTTAACCTGCCACCAGTTGGTCCCGTTTCGAGCCATAGAAACCCGATTGCGTATGTGTCAACAGCGGGATTCCCACCCTGCATGCTGGTTATCGTCCAGTTGCAACGATTAAATATGGCATTAGTAAGATAGTGATATGATTCAGCAGCGACCCCACAACTTATATCGCAATCTTCAAATAGATAGGCTCCTACTGCCTTAGTGTCCAAACCCTTAACAGTAAAATGGCGACGGATTGTGCAGAATTTCATTGTGAGGGTGTCACCAGCTGGGTCATTATCTCCGTAATTTGCTGTGGTAAATTCAAAATTATCTGCATCTGAATCTTCTACTACAAGGTCAACTCGGCAGGTAGTAACACCGGGGCCACCGTACCCCGCTACCCCGCTACTCACCTCAACCTCGAAACCCCCAGAGTTGCCGCCAGTCCCCGAAGCGCTCAAGTTATACCACCAGCCCCGGCTGTTACCGCCAAGAATGGTAACCATATCCCGTCCAGTATTGACACCCGAAATTCGATAAAGATGTGAGTCAACATTTATTACCGTAGAAATACAATCACTATTTTCATGTTCCTGGAAATTAATATCTTGGATACGAACTATTACTCGCCCCGCATTTCCGCCATTGCCAGAAAATCGCAATAGGTGATGTTGCTCACCTACTACATTGTTATTCCGATTGCCATCAAACATCAAATTGGTAACAGCAATAGGCCCAAGGTCCGTAGCAGATGCATTGGCGGATAAATTCATTAAGTAGCCACCAACATAACTGTCTTGTCGCTTGATTATTGTTCCTGTGGAAGACTGCCCCATAAGAGTTATGGGGTTGCGACAAGCAGCCGGTATTTCAATATATGCTGAACCTAACTTGTAAGCTACACTTGGGGTCGGGAAATAGACCACAAACTTCCCGTTAGCCGGATTTTCTACATAAGCAAGAATGGCTATAAAAGCAGCCGTATCGTCCGTGGTCCAATCCCCAACCATCGCAGCAAGGCTGTGGCCGGGATTAGTTACATCCATAATTTCGGTGCGGGCATTGTCAACGATGGTGACGGTCTGGGTAGCGGCAATAACCGAACCGATATTGGGGCTGGATAGGGTGAAGGCGAAAGTCCTGTCCAGATTGATTACCGGGTTATTACTAATGGTGACGCTTTTATTTACAGATACATCCCCAGCAGCAATAGTAGCTACATCAGAAGCAGCGGTGAAATCCTGTCCTAAGCCCTTGGCCACGCTCTGTGCTGTGCCATCAGCGGTGGCATAATTCACCGTAACCGCCTGGTCAGGAACCTTGTTGGTCAGTTGAATCGTGACGGCCTTAGTCCCGGCATTCTTATTAACGCTGGCAGTTGCAGAAGAGACCTTAACCCCAATAGGGCCAAAAAGATGGGCCGCACCCGCCACCCCTGTTACACCGTGATAACCACTGGTGCCGAAGTAACCCATATCCTTATCCTATGCACTCTTTATCCAAGAGCCGTGCGCTCCGATGATGACCCAAGTATTGACTGAGGCAGCTGAACTTATAAGTCTAACCGTACAGGTAGCATAAGTCTCTGCCGCAACACTATCAGATAAGGTTGCAGAAGCAGCCCCATCAGCTATAAAATTGTTGGCTCCGGGGTCAATGGTCAAGGTTCCCGCTGCCTTTTTGACGAAAGTATATTGCAAGGGATCAACCGAAGTGCTGATATAGGCACTTAAATCCCCGGTAGGCAGGTCATACTCAACCGCTGCCGTAGCCACATAAGTCATCCGGTTGTTGGCAGCAGTTACAGCTACTGGACCAGCACCGCTTGAGGTTACTCCTTTCCCCACTAGGTAATCCGTCCCCGCCGCAGCAATACTCAACGTCCCGGTGCCGGTGGTATTTTTCAGGAGGCCAGTAGCAAGGGCGATTAACTCAGCGTTGCCCAGGAGAGGCACTTTCCCCAATGTTATCTTCTTGTTCGCCCCACCTACCGAGTCCACAATAACTGCGGTATCAGCAGCAACCGGGGTAGCCTTGGCGGTTAACGCACTTATCTTTGTATCAGCCATTTTATGCCTCCAAAAGCATATAATCACCTGTTTCTAGTAAAAGCCAAGTACCATCCTCTAGTAAAATAGCAGGACTTGTCGGTCCATAACTTGCTAACTCAACTCCAAGTCCTAGAGTGAGTGAATCATCTATCCTAGTTTCTCTCTTGCGTTGTCTTTTCATTGAAGTCTCTAATCATATTCAAAAACAATTCTAACACTTGCTGCTACACCCCAAACATTTTCCCCACCAGCAGGAACTTTAATATAAGGTTTATAAGTCATTCCACTAGTAATAGCTTCTTTTAATGTTCCACCAGTAGTAGAAATCATTTTAGAAATAACTGTTCCAGTAGCAGAACCATTTCTAACTTCAAGAACGTCGTTTGCAGCTGATGGATGAAAAAGAATTCCAGTAAGTCTTAGTCCATGTAAAAAAACTGTAGAACTATCATAAGCAGTTGCTCCATCAGGTACAATGTGAATTTTTCCAGGTGCATAAGTAATTGTGTTAGCCATTTGAGTCTCCTCTAAATATTATCTAACTGAGCCTTCTTATTCAGTTTTTCCATCTCAGCTTTTCCAAATTCAAAAGCATACTCTCGAGTATTCATGCCTCTATCTCCAGGAATTGGAGGAAGCATCTTGCGAGTTCTTGCATCTTGAACCTTTGCTTTGGCCTGTCGCCTTTGCCAATCAGGTAATTTATGAATATGACTCTCATTGAATATTTCATTCACCACACTGGGGATAGACATCACCCTTGTGCCTACCCCCAGGCAAAGTGGACATTGAGAGGTTGGAATGTCCTGAATGGAGAGTTCTATTCGTTCGAATAGATGTTTGCATTTAGGACAGGAATATTCATAAATTGGCATTACAAAATTCCTTCATAAACAGTTCTTATATGTTTGTTATAGTTGTTCAAAGAGAAATCATTTGCTGAGTTTATGACATCGACCAAATGTTTCTTGTGTTCTTCTATAGCCAACTCTATAATATTATCCACATACACAGGATCACCTGGATCGCACGTCCAAGTAGCATACTCACAACCTTCCGCTGCAATCACTGGTGTCCCACAACTTAGAGCCTCGCCAATTATTCTAGTCGTAATCCTATGTGGACTTACAACTAAATCTGCGGCTCTGAATACTTCCTCCATATCTGTTTTTCTGGCCCAGACATCTCCTAGTGCGTTTAGGTGCTTGAATTGTAATAGAAGAACTTCCCAACACTTCAATGGATTGGGCAGACCGTAGAAGTGAAAAACCACATCAGTTCTACGCTTGGCTACCTCTAATGCTCCATGGATGACCTCGAACGGATTAACGTCCTCTCTAGGAGTATCTGCAAAAACTACATTTATTTCTCCTGTAACTTTAAATTTATGTTTCTTTCCATTAGGGCTAAACCTATCTCCATCTATTGGCGGAGCATCAAAGCAGACTAACTTCTCCTCAGGAATGATTGCCTTCCAGAAAGGCATATGATAAGGCCAGAAAGTTATCATAGCCTTGATTCGAGACCATTTGGCAATTTTAGAAAGCAGGGTGTATGACGATCCCCTATCATACTGTTCTGGTATAAAACAAGCTGTTGGTCTTCCATGGAGTATCCAGATTATAGGACTCTGAGAGCCGACAATCCAGTTGTCTGGTATACCCGTGTGAGCCATTATGATATCCGCTGATAAAGCTTCCTCGGGAGTCACAGTTACAACCCTTGTACCACCACGTTCATCTAACTTCCCAGCTTCTCCAGGAGTGTTCCTTCTCTCTCCATTGACTGTAATACCAGTATCTACAAGACAAGAACTTAACCCAGATTGCCCATCTGCTACAATCATATCCCGTGCAGCTTCGTATAAACCGCAGGCGTTAGGAGCAAATGGTGCGTAGTGGGCTATTTTCATGGTCCCGGCCCTGCTATCCACAGGCAGTAATCGGCGATGCAGTTCTTATCCAATTTATCCATGTCATAATCCCGGTATTCTCCTTTTCGCCACTTGAACTTCGAGAAATATTGCCATGTATGCCAAGCATGAATGTGATAGTCTGTACTGCACATCTGGTCCTGGGACATACAATGGACATCAAGTCCACCCATTGTCAGTCCAGCACCGAAATATTTCAGCGCCGCCAACTGCCCGGCATACATAGTCAGGACTCCAATGTACCAACCAGGCCAGGCTCCATCACTTTCATGGAACTCTTCTCGCACCAATTTCTCACAGTATTCATAGTGAAGGCGGTTGTACTGCAAAGCATGTTTGGAATAGGCCATAAACGTCGAACCGATGTTGTTGAGCGATGGTTGGATGCTCCATCTCTCGGCAACGGCTGCAAGTCTGGTGACCACTGCTGGAATATCAGCAAACATTCCTATTCCAAACGCCGCTAGTCTGGGTTGTAGATTGGGAAAATTTGGTGTCAAGAAAACGTCCGTGTCGGTTCGCATCAAGTACTTGTACCCAACCAAAAACTCTGCCTCTGGTTGGGTTAGATACCAAATGCTGTTGATGAAGGGGTACTTTGACCACATAAGGCTAGACTCTGTTAGCGGTTTGTGAGGAATATAGATAACACCATCGTCCTTCGGTAAACTTTCAATATCTGGATGATGGAAAGCTACAATATCGGACGTTTTGTTCGATCCGCTGTACAGCCAGGATCTGTATAACCACCCAAATTCGGTTACCAGATGCGGTTTATTGTCAATATACACTGTTATGGCTGTATTTTTCATAAATTTAGTTCCTTAATAGTCTCAAAGTCTATAACGTGACTGACTAAGGTAGTCATAGGACCAACAACTTTGTAATCAAAGCGGTATTTAAACCCGCCCAGCACAGAATCGTAGTTGTACAACATCGGATGGCAGGTGTCATGGACAACAATCAGAGGCACATGTTGCAAAGCCTCGACCGACTGGCCCCGTTGCTCGGCAATTCCATGGTCTACAAGAGCCAAGCCCCATTCCATGTCATACTCAGGCAGATTTTTGAAGTCCTCCACATGTTTTATTTCATGCCACGGCCTTCTGTAAGGAATGAACATTCCCAGCCAACTCTGATCAGACTCCAATGTCACCAGACGACGTCCACAAGCTCCGCATAGACCATGAAGCATCAAGGTACTACCGAACCCCGCCCCTAACTCCAGGACGGGGCCGGTAGTAATAGTCGCCGCTACAGCAAGCAGCGGTAAGTGGGTTAGATAACCTGCATCCATTAGGCCGCCACGATGGTCGCATCCGTGTCAAGTGGGATGTACTCGATGTACCAGGCGATTACTCCAGTGGTGGAAGCCGCACAGTTCATAGAGATTACCCCCGGAGAGGTAAGAAACGGAGTCGCCTGGACATCGGCCTTTATGCCTGCCGTAGCAGTAAGCGCCATGGCATTGGCAAAAGTGCCGGTAATGGCTAATAGACCATATTGACCTGCAGCATTAAGGTCCAAAGTAGCACATATGTCAGTAGCAGTCCCACCAGTAGGAGTCATTACCAGTTTAGTTGCATTAGCCGAAGCTTGACAGGCTGTAGTGATATAGCCTACAATGTTGAGCACCTTGACCATACCACCTGCGATAGTAAACAGATTAGCAGTAGCAAGAGCTGATGCTACCTTCACAGCACCATGAGCTACCAGGATTAACCTACTGTCAACGGTGGATACCTGTACCCCTACTGAATCAACCGCAGCATCAGCTACGATCAAACGGCTGTCAGTAGTAGATACTTGCACTCCAACTGAGTCTACTGCAGCGTCAGCAACTATCAATCTGGAGTCAGTTGTTGAAACCTGAGTCCCGATACTGGTAGTAGTCGCCAATAGTCTGCTATCGGCGGTTGAAGTTTGAACCCCAACGCTATCTACAGCAGCATCTGCCACAATCAGTCGGCTATCTGTTGCTGAGGTTTGAACGCCGACTGAATCTACCAACGCATCTACAGCGATTAACCGACTATCCGTTGTTGAGACCTGAACACCGACAGAGTCAATCTCACCTTCGGCAACTACTAACTGTGCAAAGTTGACAATGAGACGGCTATCAGTTGTCGAAACCTGAACGCCCACACTGTCTACAGATGCAGTGGTCGTTGCAAGTAAGCGACTATCAGTTGTCGATACTTGGACACCAACAGAATCAACTGCCGCATCTGCAACGATGAGGCGACTATCAGTAGCAGAGACTTGAGTGCCAACACTAGTAGTTGTAGCAAGCAACCGACTGTCAGCAGTAGAGGTTTGCACACCTACAGAATCGACTGCAGCGTCTGCGACAATTAGACGACTATCAACTGTAGAAGTTTGCACTCCCACAGAGTCAACCAGTCCATCCACTGCGATTAACCTTGAGTCGGTAGTGGATACCTGAACTCCGACTGAGTCCACCGCTGCGTCGGCAACAATGAGTCTGCTGTCAACCACAGAGACTTGCACGCCTACGCTGGGAACATCATCGTAGGCTAGTGCTGAGGCTGAACCACCAGAGAAGAAGTAGCCACCCTTGCCATCATAGCCTTTGGCGTACCAAGTGCAGGCTAGACCACCCGTATTGACAATGTTTTTAGTCAGAGCTACATTGTCATTGTAGAAGTAACCATCGGCCAATACATCAGTACTGGCAGTGGTAACCATCTCAACAATACCAGTAGAGAATTCGCCATAGGCATCTATGATAATCCTAGCTCCAGTTACTGCAACCAACCGAACTGCATTAACGCAGGCATCGCCAGCGATGAAGCCAACATATTTCACCTTTGCAAACAGCCGGCTGACAGTTGTAGCCAGAACTGCCCTGACTGCCTCAACAGTTACTAGACTGTCCTGCCATTCAATATCAAGATGACAATCACTGCCAGTTACATTAAATGGGTTAGTCAGAGCATCTAAACCACTGATACCAACAATGTTCTCTACTGTTATAGAAGCAGCAGAGATCAGCATTGAAGCTCCAACAACAGTGCCAAAAGTGATAGAAGGGCGATCTGCTCCAGTGCCCAGCCCTATAATACTAACACCAGCTATATCTACTGTTATTGTACCAGCAGCACTAACTGTTTCAGTATGACCAGCTTTTACAACAATAATATCACCATGGTTAGCAGCACACTTACCAACAGCAAAATCAATAGTTGCAAACGGCCAGTTGTAGGTTCCATCATACCCGTTAGAACCAGCCTGACCCTCAGGAGTCTTACCTACCCAAAAAATATTACCACTATGGGTACTGAGAATAGGCTGATTCCGTACGGTTAACCCATATCGGAACCCGTTCGGGTAATTACTCATAGACATTGTATATCCTCCTTACGCACCAGCGTTACCAAGAAGACCAGTGGGACGGTTGATCTCAATGGAATCACGGAAGCGGGTTTTGAATTTAGCATCACCTGTGTCGAAGTCACCTTCTTTACCAAAGCTAATGCCAACACGTTCAAAATGAATTAAACCGTTTGAAAGGCGAGCATTGTCCCCGATTAGGAACCAAGCTGTGGAAGAAGTGAGGTAAGGCCACACAACCAATTTCAAAGAAGGCCGAGCACGAGCGAGAGCATTGATGGTGTTGTTGGCAGTCTCAGGTTGGCCAACAGTCTCCAAGAGTTCTAATGCTTTCATTTCAAGTGCAGGGGGAACGAGTAGAGTCGCTGGGGTCTGTTGAATCTTTTTACCACGGTCGTCTGTAAGGTTCTCGAATTGGAGAACTGCACTCTGGAGAGTTGAATAACTCAACCCAGCAGCAGTGGCAAGGTTGCTCCAAGTCACGCCGTCGAGACGAGTGTGAGAGGCAGAGAAAATAGCCAACGCATCACCAGCAACGTGGTAGGTGTTTACAAACCCAGTGTTGAAGATTTCAGCAATTCGGATGTGTCGGGTTTCACGAGCCGACACACCCAATTCCCTAGCACCGTCTTTCATAACTCCGTAGAGGTCATCTTCAATAGCCTCTTCAGTTATGCGAAGACCAAGAGCTAGAGTGTCATGCGTCCAACGCTTTTTAGGACCTTGGAGGCGAGCATCGAAGACTACAGGGTCGCCTTCACCTTTCTTCAAAAGCAAACCAAGGCCACTTAAATAAGCCATTTCCTCATAGGGTTTTTGGGAGCTTTCAGTCTTTACAAGCTCCCGCCAGATTTCAGGGTATCTTTTGTACTCCTCTGTCATAGCTGCAAACATGCCAGGGACATAGAGTAAAGAGAATCTTGAACGAGTTTCACGAGCCATTGTTATTTACCTCCTACCCTTAGCCCAAACCAAGCGTATTAGCTTGGAACTGATAGTTGTTAATCTTAACAATCCACTTGGAGTTGGCGCTGTTCGTAACGTTATAGGCACCAGCGTCGATGTCGTAGTACTCCATCCAAGGACGAATGAGACGAACAGCTAAGGTAGCTGTTACAGCCATAGTGTTAGAATCAATTTCACACTTAGAAATACCAGTAGTGGTATTTACTGTATGTGTCCAGATAATGTCGCAGTTACTAAATGTCATGGCATCTGTAAGAGGAGTAGTATCACCATCCTCTTGCATAGCGTAGAACATGTTAGGGTCTAGAGCAACCAATGCAAAGTGTTGAATGGTTGCAGTAGAGGCTGCATAATATTGCACAGGAAGCAACTTACTTATTTGCAAACTGTAAGGAGTTTGCTGTGCATAAATACCAAGAATTACACCACAACACAAAATAGCACCAGTAGCCGGTGCACGCTCAATGGTGCCAGCAGTCACACCCGTTACGGGGTCTTGAATTCCGAGTATTGTATTGTAATTAATAGTAATAGGAAGCAACATTGCAGTACTTTGTGCTTCCTGCATAAAGAGAGGTTTAAACCCCCAAGGAGTGTCGGAATTTGCCATTTGTCCTCCTAAGCTTCTGACGAAACTTGATTTGTTTAAATTTTAAACAATTATCTACTTCTCCGCAAACTTTATACCAGGCTCTCCAGCTTCTTCAAATGCCACAACATCCATCTTCCCCTCAGCAGCTGTTCCTTGTACTACTCCAGAGACTTCATAAAGTGCTTCTTTCTTTGGAGTCTTAGTAGAAGAAATCAACTCTGCATGCATCTGCACAGGAATGTGACGAATATGGGCATCTAAATCTCTTGGCCGAAAAACCAAGAACATTCCACGTCTCTCGACAGCCCCATGGTCTCTAAAATCTCTCTCAGTAATTTTGCCCTTTAAACAAGAGCTACTGCGAGTAACCACCTTCCAATAGTTAACTTCAAGTGCCTTATGTCGTTCAATATCGTCACGCAAATCAACCCAACAAAAGGCATAGTTCTCTCGGTCACACCATTTTGGAGTGGCAAATGCATCTACAAACGGTTCAGAGATGGTAATTTGGTCGACAGATGGAAAAAAGTCGTCTTGACTTTCTACTATTCTCTCGACAAATTCATCAGCTGAGGGCTTTTCGAGAACACTTTTCAAAACATCAACTTCAGTCTGTTTAACCATTGTTTATTTCCTCCCATGCAAGAATCGAGCATAAAGTTTTGGGTTAACACCGAATTTTTTAGCAATTTCTGCTTCCTCAGAGCTTAACCCAACACTTCCTCCAATCTTTGCACTCGGAGTCTTGGTTTTATCCAAGGTCTTAGTCCGTTTAATTGCATCAACCCTCTCAGAGTTAGCCTCAGAAGTGGGTTTGCCATATACAGAAAAAAGAGTAGAAGGGTCTTTGTTGAGTTCACTTAGAATATAGATTGCATGAGCAGCAAGTTGGCCTGCAGGATGATTATCCAAGCCTAAATTCCTTGCATATTCAGCAACAATACCTTTATGGTCTGGTTTAGTTGAAAGAAACTTATCTTCAGCAAGGATTCTTCCACTTAAACCACTCAAATTACCCTCCCAGGTCTTACGGTTAACGTCTTCAAGTGTCTTGTCACGAGTAGAAACTGCTTTTTCCTCAGAAATATAGTCCATCACATTATAAAGAATGTCTTCAAACTCTGGACTATCTTTATGTTGCTTAAGAACGCCTATTACTTGGCTTCGAGTGAGTTTTTCTTCCTTTCCTTTTGGGGTTTCCTTCTCCTTAGTAGTTAAATCATGAAGAGTTTGACTAACTTTAAGTAAATCCTTCTGAGTGTCTGCTAAAAGCCTCTTTAATTCAGCTGTTTCAGAGACCTCAACTTTAGTTTTTTCCTCAATTTCAATTTCAGGTTCATCTTCGTCGGGTTTTGCTATGATCTCTTCATCGAGGTCATCATCTACACCCAACACTTCATCCAAAATAAAGGAGTCTCCAACAGGTGCATCTTTGGAGTCGGCTATAATCTCTACATCTGTGGCTTTTTCTGCCATCATTTCCTCCAGATTCTACGCAATAATCCGATGAAACGCTTGGTGTAAGTCTGTTCGACGTCGTCTCTGTTCTCGGTCATTGTGTACTCATAGGTGTAAGTTGAGTCCCTAAGTTGGTCTATGCGACTCTTCAAGGCGACAAATTGAATAAAACTTTCAGCCTTTCCTGGATCGAGGAAGAACATTTGACGAAACAAAGCAACCATAGTTTCTTCGCAATCGTCGACATAAATCTTCCAACCAGGGGAATTAAACATTTCTTTGACTTCGAGGTCATCACTCATTCGCTAAGCCCTCTGTCTCACTCTGAGCTTGTGTACTGCCCAACTGCTTCACAAACTCCATAACGTTGTCTGGAGTAAATCCAGCCGCTGTAGCTTGTTGGGCAAGTTGCTCAGGGAGACCCATTTGAACTAGTGCTTGTGTATTTTGTTTTTGTTCAATATAACTCTGAACGAGTTTATTGAGTTCAGGGTCGATGTAGTCTTGGGGTTCCTTATTGTAAGACTTAAGCAAATCTGTAATAAGGGTCATAGGATTGAGCATCGATAAGAAAGGTCCAAGAGTTGTAACCATAGACTCAGTTTCTTGGCGATCGACAAAACGATTAGAAGTTAAATCACTTCCCACCAATTCAAACATAAAAGCCTTAGAGGTAACGTATTGTTTAAGTGGTGCTCCACAAATAGCAGCTTGTTCTTGAGGAGACATATTTGCAGCACAAAGGTCATGAATAAGAATAAACAAATCCAAGAATTGTTCTTGGAGGTTCATACCTCTGTATTCATGTTTTACTTTGCCTTCTTGGAGAAGTGCAAGTGTACCAGTAGCAGTAGAGCCTTTCTTTCCAGCAACTTGACTTTCACGACCCTGAGAAAAATCAGTAACATTAAGTGTTCTTTCAAAAAATGTAACATATTGAAGAATGAGTGGAACGAAACTTGTTGGGTTGAATGCTCCAAGGTTGGGGAAGACAAAGGCTTCGGGGTTGTCTACTTCAAGCAACACCCCTGGCGAGACCATCATACGATTGTTCTTGACTCCACTCATTCCCCGTTTGACAAACCCCCACGGAGTCATAACAATATCCGCAGAGTTCACACATCTATTCCACATGGCATCTACGCCAAGTTGAATACCGGCAATAAGAGTATAAAGCGGCCAACCCCAACTAACACCTCTACGTTTCAAAAATCTAACTCTACGAAGAGGTTTAACGTTTTGGTCGAATACTTCTACCTGTTCACGAACCCGAAGAACTTTAAAAGAGTCTTTAGTTACTAAAACGATTATATCTTCTTCAACACCTTCATCAAAGAAATCCCATTTAATATAGGCTTCGAGAGTTTCTACTGGTTGGAGGTTGGGTTCATAGGCATAATAAGAATCTTGAACGTCGTCTGCTTCTTGTTGAGTAGTCTTGAGAGTCTGAGTAGTAATATAAGGTTTTAAATCCTCAGTGAGTACCCAACCGTCTTCTACTTGAGAACGCCTTTTAATCTCCCCAAGAGTTAAATTCCCTACGTATCTAATAATAGGTGCATTCTCCCAATCTTCATCGTTCACGTCGTCGGGGAGCCAAACAAACTCTACAGGAATTAATTCTACACTAGGTCCCTCGGTGGGTAGTTCTACAATAAAATACTTTCTCTGTCCATCGGGACCAAATTGAGAAGTCTTTACTTTTCTGCTTTCAACATTCCAAGAGAGAAGGGGGTAGATTGTTCCATCTATTAGAAGTTCATGGACTGCATCGGGGACGAACTTCTTGATTTTAATTTTGTGTTTGAGAATAAAGTTGTCGTATTTTGTAACTTGCTCTGCGTCTTCTTTAGTAGATACTCCTACATGATGAACTGCTTTAATATATGGGTCTCTACCTATTACTGAACTTACAAGTCTTGGTTCAAGTTCATCGACACCCATCGTAGTGAGGGGTGAAATCATATTTGAGGCATTACGCCAGGGGAAATTAGTAGGTTCATTCTCCTGGTAATAAGCCTTTCGAGACTCTTTTACTGTGTCGAGGACTTTTTTACGAGTCCTAGAGTTTTCAAACGCATGAAAAAGGTGTTGAATGTACTTACCAAGTTTGGTGAGTTTATCATCCATAGTGCGTTTGGCTTCGTCAGACTCATCAGGAGCTTCTTGGAAGTCCATCTCTGGGCCGTTGTACATTCGAGCATCAGGAGTTAGAAAGTCAGGCATTAGGTTTTCCTATAAACTCTACCGTCAGGAGTGTTAGTGTCATTCTTTCCTTTCTTTTCTTTAGTTTTAACTTCTCCACCAATAGATGAACCACCACCCTTCGGGATACATACATGTATATACTTTCCACCACTAAGTGTTTTAGTTCTAACCTTGCCTCCACCGCTTACGCATTTGTCAAACTTTTCTGGCAATTTATTGTCCTCCTCTAAACATTCGCATACCTACTATTCGCTTTAGCTCTTCCCCACTGACTAATATTAATTACATTACTCCCTCTATCCTCATCTTCATCACTTTCTACAGGAAAAACCATTGGGCGGTAGGCTTCGAAGTCTTCATCGAGCACACGAGCAGCGGCATCTAACATATCATCGTGTGGAGCGAAGGGGAAGAGAATTAGCTCTTCTTCGACGAAGGTCTTCACGAGGTCAATATTATCTTTGTACAGGGATTCAGGAAGGTAGACCTTACCATTTTCAAAGAGGGGGATGAGTCTCCTAATGCGGTCTTCCTTCCTTAGCTTCCCGCCCAATGGCTCAATAGTGAAATAAATTCCATCGATGAGCATCATCGTTTGGAAGTGTTCTATGTCGGCTTGCATCCCGTATTGTTCATAACCGACCTTACGTATGTTTGGCCAACGCTTGAGGAAATCTTTAAGTTCTCTCCAACGTTCAGTTAAATTAAACCTTCCTCGAATCATATCTACAAGGAAATAATTTCCAAGTGGATCAAGACCCCACAACCACATAACAGTATAATCACTACCGCTTCCTTGAGTCTTTCTAGAGGAAGCAGGATCGACGAGTAAAAATAAATTCAAAGCACCTCTTGGGAGTTCTCTATAATACTTCACCCACATATGCTTAAACGTCTGGAGTTCTTCTGCTACAGGGTCTAGAAGCATCTGGCAGTTGTAGATGTAGGTATTCCCTTGACACACTCTCTTCTTAAAATCTACTAATTCATCTACAGTCATAAGAACAGGTTTACCATCTACTATCCCTACTCTTTCTCTAACTGTCCAACTTCCACTTTGTTTCATCTCTGAATAGGTGTCTGCAAAGTGATACCTCGTTCCTACTACTCTTACCTTACCTCCACGGGCTTTGAGGAATTGACTAAGCACAAAAGCATCAGAGACCTTTTTAAGTTGTTCAGGAGTAGAGACAGAGGCTTGGGTGACTACATCGTCATAGACTCTAATAGTATAATGTTTACCAGTAGGCATACCATCCACCAAGCCACAAGCTTCTACAGAGGCTTCGTGGTAGACTCCTTGCCGACGTATAATAATACCCTCGTCCAACGACCATTTTGGTGATTGACTATCAGGCTTAGGGTAGAGAACATCAGGGAAGAGAACTTTGAGTAAATCGTTTATTTCGAACGTAGTTTTAATAGAGTGTAAGAAGGCTTTAGCTATTTTGTTGGTGTGGGAGAAAATACAAATTCGTTCTTCGGGGTTCTTGAGAAGCTCTTGAATGACTAGACCATAAGTGAGTATACCCGTTTTATAGTGCTCACGGCTCCAGAGGTCTAATGTATCCTCATGGAGTTCCTCAACCTCACGTATTCTATCTACTATCCAAGGATGATTAACATCTTTCCTTCCCAAGACAAAGTAAAGTAAAAAGAACAAATCTGTTTTACAAAGGTCTCTACAAGTCAAACCAAAATCTACAATATTGTTGTAGTAGGCATAGGAGTTTAATTGACCAACTATATCTTTATAGTTGTTCTTGTAGTTTGCACCTTTTTGGGGTTTGAATGTAAGAGTTGGTCGGCTCATAACATCTCATAAACAACATTACCCACTACACCTATAAAAATCAACCCTATGAAGTAGTAGATAAATTCTTCAATCATTCTAATTCCCCTACTCTATAAAAATCCTCATGGCAAGGGGTGCACACCCTACAGGCACCATGAGTCGAAGGCTTGTTTAGTCCTAGACCAAACTATTGACCTTCTAAACCTTCCCTGCTAAGGTCCACGTGGCTAATTATAGTTCTTATATTAACAATCCTTCCCATAAAACATTAACGACTCCGTTAAGTTTTTCTGGAGTTTGTAGAAATTCCAGGTATCTTTCCAGGTTTTGCCAATCACTTTAAAAGTTAGAATAGGACACACAAAACCTCCTTTACATCTCCTCTACTACAGGAAACATGGCAAGTATTCCCATCGCCGTAATGTTCGCATCAATCTTTACAGTTTTCTTTGCATACACTCTTGCAAACACCCTACTCCACTTCTCAATATCCACATTCTCAAGTTCAGCCATTATTACTTTTGGAGGCTTTGCATCAAGCACCGCTTCGATTGCACTGTCTACTTTCTCTTCTATTACATTTCGAGAGGAGAGAATTCGTACAGGTTCTACTGCCCTTTGGGTTTCTTCTACCTCTAACAATTCCTTTGTTTCTTCTTCAAAATTATCCATATCAACATTATAACCCAATTTATAAACCCCCCAAAACTTTACTTTCGATTAATTAAATTAAACGATTATGTAGTACTATGTGGGGGGGTGAGTGGTTGTTTTTCTCCTCCTCCCCCTCTCATTCTTCGGGTCAAGGGGGGTAGTAGAGCTATGAGTAGAGCAAGGCATGAGGTAAATTTAAGCAGAGTTAATTAATATAGATTGATAGAGTAGTAAGAGGGGTGGAGTGGTGGAGTGCTTAAGGGAGTGATTGTTTGAGTTTTTAACTGCTCATGCCTTGAGGCATGGACAAGTATAAACCATAGCACTCTACGCTATGCAATAATCATGCCAAAATTCAAGTAAATAAATAAATAAACCATGCCCAAGTTGGCATGATTAATGCAATACTTAATCCTCTAAAATTATACTCTCTTCCGCATCTGGCATATCTATCATTCTTGTAGTTTTTATAATTCTCACTGGTTCTTGAGTAGTTTCACTTTCTATACTTGCATCAGTTCTATACAAGTTCACTCTTTTCTTTTCTCTAAAGGGTTTGACTTTTATTTCCACCTTGCCCTCAAAAAAATTAACTAATTTTCTAATATCATTATGATAATTAAACCATTCATGATGCAAACGGTGCTCTTTAAACCTCTCGTGTAGAACACTCTCATTTAACTCAGGAGTTTCCCTTCTAAAGATAATCTTTAATTTAAGTGGACAACCACTAACCAAATCACTCATTCTCTTTTTAGGATTTTTAGTCCTGCCAATTTTTACATATAAATCAGTATAAGCCAGGTAAACAAAATTCATAGTAGTTTTCTCCTTAAGTGTTTGTTTTTATTTCATAACTTGCTTTATTTTATCATAAAAATCCGGGATTGCAATCTAAATATTTCACAGTCTCTGAAAAGTTAATTTATTAATAGTTTCAATAACTTAGGGCAAAAAATCCGGGATTTATTTAGAAGCATTTAGAGGAAGTAATTGAAATTATTGAATATTTAGGATTTAAGAGTTTTGTTTGGGAATAGAACTTCACAAATTCACAAGCTCTTCTTTTTTCTATACCTATACTTATATATATATATATTATATATATATATTAAAATAGTATAGAATAGGTGCCAAGGGGGAAAAGTATAGGTATAGAAAGTGTAAAATTTTTTACACAAGTGTAAAATAAAGTGTAAAATCCCTGCCTCCTCCTTCTAAATTTCTAAACCTTAAATATCCAATAATTTTAGACGCTTCCAGATAAATGAATTTAGAAAGCCATGCAAGTAAAATCAGCTACTTACCGAATTGTCTAATAACTGGGCATACTTACGAAGTTTAATAAATTCAAATACTTAGCCAAAAAGGTAATAATCAGCATAATTTAGCTAAAAACATAATAAATTTAATAGCTTGAATGTGAGTGAGCATTCACATACCTTCAAAACTTAAATCAAAAATCATGCCAAACCCCAAACATTTTAGTTGACATAATAACTTTATTTTTCAAAAGACCCTTGGTTACACTATTGCCTTGAGCCTTTTAGGCTCGCCACGGGGCTCTCAGAGCCTCATAATTTAGGCAAGCCAGCTAAAATCCAAGGTTTGAGAAAATTAGACAAAAAAATCCCCAAGCAATGAATAACTTGGGGAAGGTTAAAAGTTAAAAGTTAATACCAAGGATTAAAGGAAAACTTAGGATAAAGAGAAATTGTAAATCTTTTCTCTTTATACCTTAAAAACATAGCAATTCCCCTTTTCAATTCCCCACGAAAACCTTGGCGGTAAAAATCAAAATAAAGGTTTTTAGTTATAGTAAATCCTAAGCAACCTAAGTTTTTAGCAGGATGATAAATTTTCATTTTATTTCTCCTCTTAATTCACTCCCCAAGCAAGGAATAACTTGGGGAGTGTTAAAGGTTAAAATTCATTAAGGGTTTAACATAAATTCATATATTAAACCTAACATTCCCCTATCATGTTTTTGATTAAGACTCATCATACGAAATGTCCATAGACCTCCCGTTTCTAAGTTTAATCCAATAGAGAGACAATCTGGATTTTTTTTAACAAAAACCAGAGACTTCTCATAAGCTTCATGGTAAGTTAATTCAATTCTGTTAAGCTTTTCATTCATTTTATTTCTCCTTTTAAAGTTAAAAGTTAGGATCCAAAACAAGTTTTTTGGAGTTTTTCAAGAAATTTCCTCAAGCAAAGAATAACTTGGAGACGGTTAAAAGTTAATTCGCTGGCTTTCGGTTCGGTCCAGTGATATGAGAAGTGAGGGGAAAACTCATAACCGGCAAATCTCATTCCCTTATCTGGATGCTCTAAGACTTTTACCCGAAACGGCTTGAACCCTGATTTGAGTTTGTTAGCACGATGATAAATTTCGACAACTTTTTTCATTTTATTTCTCCTTTTTAACTTACTTGCAAGGCAATTTTCTTTACCTTCTCAAGCAAGTCATTAAAGTCTTGTTTAACTACTTTGTTATAGTCCCTTTTGTTTACAGTTCCGTTAAAAAGCATAAAGTTGTAAGTTTCTTTCTTCCGGTCGTATTTTGCTTGTAACAGGTTATAATGAGATTTAACTACACCTTGAGCTAAGGTGTTACAATTAGCAATGAGGCGATTTAATTCAAGGAGTTTTTTCATAAATTACTCCTCATTATCAGGATTTAATACAAACTCATATATTAAACCTGATATTTCTTTGCGTTGTTCGTGGTTTATTTTTATCATCCGAAAAACCCAGAGGCCATCAAGTTGTAAAAACAACTCAATGGGCAAACATTGAGGAAATTTTTTAACAAAATGCAAAGACTTTCCATACGCCTCATGGTAAGATAATTCGATTGTTTCTTTCATAACTTTTTACCTCACTTTTAGTCATTTAACTCCTCATCTATGCTCACAAAATTTCTCTTGTGAGCATAGTAAAGAGTTAAAAGTTAATCCGCCAGTAAATCCTTTGCCGCTTGAGCAGAGTTCTTTTGAATTTCCTTGGCTTTTTCTAAAGTCAAGCCGTGCTCAGGGAATTTTGTGTTATACTTCTCGATTGCAACCTCAAGGGTCATATTCATTTTCTTTGCAGCATCTATCAAGGCCAGAACATATGCCTTGTTAATTCCCTTGAGACCCGAAGGTGCAACTGCGCCAATCGGTTTGACATTATACTTCTTGCAAATGTCAGCCGAGAGCACAGCACCTTCCTTGTTAGTCAACTTGATTATACCGAAGGCAGCATCTGAGATTTTGCGCCGAAAACTTACGGCTTCAAACTCGAAGTCATTTTCCATACCAGGAACATACGGAGTAAACTTCCGGGTTACAAATTCACTTTTTGCCATAACTTTAATTCCCCTTTACTTTTATTTTTTGCCTTGACTAATGCCAAGGGTAAGACCTTAATAACTTTCCTTCTGAGTTTCGTACCTCTTATCAAGTTCATATTTGATTAAGTCAAGTAAAGTGTCTTGATTCTCATTCACCAAAATCTTATCAAGACCTTCACTTACAATACGCAAAATTATTGCTTCAAGTAGAGAAGTTCCTTTACTATCTTTATCTGAAAGTTTCTCAAACATCTTTTTCCTCCTTCTTAAATTTAGGTTTTTAATCAGCCGAAAGGCTAACTAATATGCTTGCAGTTATTGTGCCAATAGAGTGCTATAAATTCAAAAAATAGAGCGTTTTAAGTTATTGAAATTATTCAAGAATTTAACCATATTATATTATTCTATACTAAATAACTGTATAATCAGTTCAAAAAGTTGAACCAATTTTTAGTAATAATTACTGAGATTTTCCATAAGTTATTGAATTAATTAGCTTTTTAGACTTTTTAAGGTTTCTCAATTTGATAATTCATTTGATAAGTTATTGATATTATTATATAAAACTTATATAATAAATTCAGACACTTATGTTAATAATGCAATAAATTGGACCAATTGACACAAAAGCCTAAATTTACCATAAAAACCATATTTGGCATGATATTTGCAATTAATGTTCTTCCTTTTATATAGGCACAAACCGGCCTTCAGCCTGGCTTTAATCTGAAATCTGACCGATTCTAAGCCTGCTGGCTGCTTTAATCATATCCTGGCAATAGCCAAGGTAAGGGCAAGGCCCGGTTCTTGCAATCTATCATCCTGGATTGCCATAAAAGGCAAAATTAAATTTCGCTTTTGTCGCTTCTATGGCATGGTTATTGCATATAAATCAGGGAAGGGATAAAATTGGAAAGGGCGCAGCCTAAATGAAAAGGAAAAGATGCAACTATAAATTTGTATAGTGTTTTAAAAAATAAAACAATTAGAGGGCTTAATAATGATAAAAGAACTACAATATTATAATAAAGAAAGCTTAACTAAGGGTGTTATTATACTCATAATAACTGGTATTTTGGTTAGTTGGTTGCTATCATAATAAAAAGGAAAAGAGGAGAAAACAAATGAATAAATTAATTGGAAGTTTAAATCAAGAATTGACCTTGGTAAATGACTCCCAAGATGCAAAAGTGGTTCGTGAGCACCTAGGTAAAAGTTTAACAAGCTTAGAAAAAGCACAAGGTGAAAATTTCAACTCTTTTTTTGTTAAAACAGTTGAGGGTGATTATGCTGAGGTTTGGGGTTTCGAAGGTATTATACCTTATAATAATAAAAGAGCATGGCGTATTATCTAAAAAAGAAAAGAGGAGAAAAAATGAAAAACTATAAAATTATTGTAGAAACAAAAACTCACCATGATTATTTTATTGATGCAGAAACTGAAAAGGAGACAAAAGAAAAATTTTTAGCCGATGACAATCCCTTTTGTAGCAGTTCCTATTCTCCTGATTGGCCTGATGTTCAAGAACCCAATATCATATCTATTGAGGAGACATAATAAATGAAACTCCAACTCCCCGAAGTTATCATCTGCACCTGCCACCATGAATTCACCATCACTCAACGCACCCCTTGTCCCAAGTGTAAACAAGTATTCCTCTCGCTTCAAGAAATTCGAGCTCGCAAGCTTGAAATTCAAAAGATAAGTAATCACTTGTCAGCTGAATACTCTATGTTAATTGCCGAAGAGTCAATTCGAGAATTGGGAATGAGGAGTAAGAAGTTTTATATTGCACCTAAAGTGTCGTTGAATGTGAAGTTAACTCGAAAAGAGAAATTGAATTTAGAGGTGGAAATGCTTTTGAGGGAGGTGTAAAATGAAAGTAGACATCACAATTGAGTATGCAGGTCAAAGTTTAACTTTTGAAAAGGTAGAGTTTGATGACCACAGACTTCTACAATTTGAAACTATCCATGAAGCTGTTGTCGAGGACTTTTACTCTAATTTTGACATGACAATAATTGATGTTGTAACTGGAAAGGAGCTCTAAAATGAATTTGGACGGACTGCTTTTGGGGTTTATAATTTATGGTGGAGTAATAATTGGTTCCTTCGTGTTAGTTCACCTACTTGTAGCAGGATATTGGATTTACTGTAAAATTACAGGAGAGGAGTTTGATTAAAATGGCCTACACCACAAAAAACTTCAAAACTAAAAAGAGTTAAAAGCGGCAATAGACAACCAGGAACATATTTCCTGCTTTCAACCCGGTCCATTTGGAAAAGACCTCTCTAACTTTACAGGCAAAGTTTACCTCGAAGGTCCACACTACCCCAAGCCTCATAAGTGGTATGCAGAGGCGTGGATGGAGGGTGGGAAGGTGGTAAAGGTAAAATAAAATGGCTAAACCAAAAAAGATAAGTGAAAAAGAATATATAAGGAAGTATGAACACTTTTTACACCGTGCTTTTAGACTCACAAAGAAGCATATGAACAGTCTCGACCCTTCAAACTTCTTTTCAGCTTCGTTCACTTCATGTTCAGGAGGTATAAACGAAAACAAAGAACTTCAAAACAATGTTTACAGATTAAGACACTTTACAAAAACTTCTTGTAATGATTACTGTCAAGATAACCTTCCAATGGCAAGTTGTCTATGTGCAACAGGAGAAGACTATGCGTTCACTTATTGGTTTGCAATTCACAAGGTTGGAAACTGTCCATGGAAAGTTGAGAAGAAAGAAATTGTTTAAAATTTAAACAATTAAGGAGACCACCTAAATGGAAAAGAGTCGAGAAGTCTATCTCAAAGTAAAGGGCGAAATTGCAATTTGCACTTCAAAAACCACTTGTGATATATGTCTAAAATGGATTGAGAAAGGTGAACAACTTGGTTACGTTGAATTGGGTGATGAAGAGTACGAAAGTGTGCAAACGATTATAAACTGTCTCAACTGCCTAAAGAAAGAGACTAAATAAATGATTCTCCCTACCTCACCTCGACTCTCCATCCTTGACCCTGAGGGGTTTAAGTGGCTCATAATGAGTGAGCAAGGAGTTGGTAAATCCTCTCTTCTTATGAGCATACAGAAATATCTTGACTCCCAAGGCAGACCACCTATACTTATACTTGACCCTGAAAGTAATATAGCCCTTTCAGGTTTTGTTGTTTCTATCACTAAGTGGCAAGACGACTTAGAGGCTCTAAAAGCTCTTATAAAACCAGATAGACCAATTTATAGTTGGATTGGAATTGACAATCTTAATATGCACTATGATATGAGTTATACTGAATTTATGAAAAAAAGTCCTTTTGACTATCCTCCAGAAGACTTTGGAGCCACTTGGTCACGGATTACAACTCAGTTTGTTACTTGGTTGAGAGGGATTATTAATATAGGGATTCCTATAATCGCAACTTGTCATCTAAATATGGTGGAACTAAAAATTAAAAAAGACCCTTTTAATAGATACATTCCTGCATTTAGAGGAAGTAGCGCAACGAGTGCTTACAAACAAGTTCTCCAATCTTTCGATATATTGGGATTCATGACTTTTGAGACTAAGTCTGTTGAAGCACCTAAAGACTTAAGGAAAGACCTTCCTTCAAGTGTTCTCGCTAAAGACCCTGAAATGGCAGAAGTGAGGGTAATTCATTTTCAACCAAGTCAGTATTGGGATGCTCAGGTGCCGCTAAGCCTTCTACCTGCTAAAGTTACTCTTCCAAGTAATTGGGAAGAGGACTGGATTACAATTCTTGAGAACTGGAGAAAAACCACATGATTGAACTATGGAATGACAAAATCAAACCAACAAATTTCCATTGTCCAGAACGACCTATCAACCCACCCAACGAACACCCCAAACATTGGGGTATGGTGTTCTGTAAACCTATAATTAAAATTACAGGAATTGACAAGTATTCTTTCAAAGAAAAGACGATTACTGTTTACTTTGAGAACTATATTCCTGTGGATTTGGAAGGAGTCGAAGTTAACTCTCAAGAAGAAAGCGACCTTGTAATTACTGAATCACTTGCAGTGCTTGAGAATTTACTTCCAAGACGGTGCAGAGTTGCACTTGAAGATGTGGAGGTGGAAGGATGAAAGACTTTATCTTCCCTTTTGCACTTAATTTCTTCCTCATTGCTGTTGGTTGGTATTTTATTGCACGAGGTGTTTGTGCAATTCTTGACACTATAAACTATTATGCAGAGAAGGAGGACTAAGATGGCAGCAACTTGTGATTGGTGTAATAAAGAAATGAATGTTGATAACTGTGATGGAAACAAGACTGTAAATTATCTTGATGGGACTTCGTTACCTTCATCTACATATCATTTCGATGAGCCGTCTGGTCATTGCCATGATTGTAACATAAAACATGGAAATTATCATCATCCTGGTTGTGATGTTGAACGGTGTCCAAAGTGTGAAGGACAACTTATCTCTTGTGGATGTCTTGTCTAAAAACATGTCTAAAAAGGAGGACTAAACTGGCGTCATGACACTAAAAGAAGCCCTACTTGAAGAACTTCAAAAACTCCGACTAAGTCGGGAAAGACCACCTTTACTGCAAAGTAAAAGTAAGGTCGCTAAACAAAAACGGAATAAGTTATTTGAAGAGGCTATGGCTCTTCTAAAGGAGAATGATTAAAAATGATTCTTGAAGACCTTGGACCAAAGAGAAAGATTTTCGAGGACATGGAAGTGGGTGATTACCTCTTCGAAGTAGGCAAGCCAAACGATTGGCTCTCTACTTTTGCCGACAAAACGGATGAAGAGGCAACTATGACTTACATTAATTGGATGCTTCGAGTGATGGAGCCAGAGGAGCAATCCGGGAGAATTTTTTTCCATCGGACTATGTACTCGGCCTCTCCTGAAAAGATTGCTCAAGCAAAGAAACCCTATGACCCTGTGGGGTTTACTTATCAATTCTTTGCAAATATCGGTGCAGGAATTGTCCATTCAGGTGAAGTAACTGTTCTTGATGAGTATCTCACAGATGGTAGCATCGACTTGGATAAGATGGTCGGTATGAGGTTTTGGGGGAGTTTAAGAGAAGTGGCAGACAGAAAAGACCCAAGCATTAAGAGGGTTCAACTCACAAGGTGTTGGTCGGAGTAAGGGGAAACGAAATGCGCTGAGGGGCGGCGTCCCGGCGGGAACCGGGACTCATGTCCAATATGGATGCTTGCGCTCAAAACCGTGGCTGGCTCGGCATCCATAGAGGGGTCTTTGTCCTACCAGCACGCTATGGCCTTGCAAAGACCCAAGTCGGTACTAAGAATCCGGCCCGCCCCAAGGCGCTACTAAGGCAGGATGGAAGGAGAACGCAATGGCTGCTCCTGGAAATGCAATAACATTGTTCAAGGAGGCAGAAGTAGAATGGGTCAGAGACCCGGAAAATAAAACAGGCAGAAAGATGTTACGTCTTGGTGTTCAGTGTTTTTGCGGCTTCAAAGGCAGACTTGGCGAATTACTCTGTGACCCTGACGACGACACGCCTAATAATTTCTGGTGTCCAATATGTAAAGGAAAAGGGTGGAGTTGGTCTTAGGCCCGCCCCAAGGCGCTACTAAGGTGGGATGAAAGAGGGAAAGAGAGGTATGAAAATTAAAGTATATCGTTCAAAAACTACTGGCCGCTTTGTTTCGGAACAAGAAAAAGAACTTAATCCCAATCTTGTGACTGAGGATTATGTTGAAATAGAATATTGGGGGGAAAAATTTGATAGGATGTTTGATGAATGCGGAATAAGAATTCACGATGAAATAATACGCATATAAAAAAAGACAATAGAGAAAAAGAAACTAACCACCAGCCGGGGCGGGTAATACCAGCAAATTAAATAATATCAAAAGGAGAATAATTATGAGGTACTTCGATAACGCAGGGAGGATAATAGCATTTCAAGCCATCGAAAACGAGCGAGAATATCAAGATACAAAATGGGGAACAATAGAAAATCATCCCCATACTGTGGGTGAATGGCTTTTAATAATGCAATCTGAACTCAAAGAGGCCATTGAGGCATGGGTTCATAAGAAAGGAGATAAGGAAGCCATCTTAGAAATTATACAATTAGTTAGTGTGGGTGTGGCTTGTTTGGAACAACACGGAGTTATAAGTCGGATTGAATTAACAAGGCAGACTGGGAAAAACACCGGCGAGGAGGAAGTGATGAGTAATTGTAAACGTTGTGGCTCTCCTTGGAACGGGGTAAAAAATCCGTCGAACTTAAAGCGATTCACTTGTGGAACACTTGAAGTTGGAGGTCGAAGTCAAGATTGTTATGAAAAGGACTTGTTCTGGCGGCTGTCTGTAGCTTCACCGCCCGCCAGGGCGGGTAATACCGGCAAGGAGGAGTGATGGGAGAATTACCGATATGGATTATAGAGGAGTTTGATAGGGCTAAAAGACTTGATAAAGAACTTGCCACCCTCAAAACCCGCAACGAAGCCCTGGAGAAGGCCCTACAAGACATAGCCGAGGGGTGTTCTTTTCCCGATAATGAAGTTCAGAAGGCTATCCGAGACCGAGCCCGTGATGCCTTAACCCAAGCCCGCACCCTGGGGCTGGTGGAGGAGAAACCATGACTGATAAATGTCCGTTTTGTGGGCAAGAACTATGGGGCGAACAATCTGACTATCATCCAATACGTATTTGGAAATGTAAAACGATAGGATTTTCAGAGGGTTTTAGTAGGAGTAACCAATGCTACGAAGCCGAACTCGCCTGCAAGGATGAACCGCTGCGGGAGGCGGTGGGGATAGCACAGTATTGTTCACAAGGTGGAAGTTTTTCGTTTCTCAAATATGGGACCAGTCATCCAATCGCATTAAAAGCCCGTGCCTTCCTCACCATCCCAGAGGTGGTGAAGGTGATGAGAGGAGAAGTGATGGATAAAAACCAAAACCAATATTGTGATGACCCCTATCCTAATGCATCCTGCCCCTGCCCTGCCCTGCCGGAGGGGATGGTGGTGGTGAGGGAGCAGGATTATGAAGATATTGTGGACATTTTAAATATGTTGTCAGAAGCAGAAAGGGGGGAGGAATATAGGCAATTAGAAACACCATCACCAGGGGTTGTCGTCTGCACAGGAGAATATTGGGAATATACTATCTTTTGGCATAATGATGGTCTTGTTCAAAATGCAATTCGCCTTCGGGCAGCACTGGAGAAAGGGCCATGAAAGAACTCTTGGAAAAGAGAGCCAAAGAACTGTTTGGCCCAGATACTCAGGTAACTACGGAGTATAGGGTGTGGATCCGCAAACCCCTAACCAAGCAGCGAGAAAGAAGCTATGAATTGGAGTGGCAGTTGCTAACGGAATTTAACAGCTACCCGATGGACTTTGGTTACTTGCCGGAGGAAAAACCATGACCACCATGAATGACTTATATGGCGATGATGGCAGCCCCGAAGGTAATCATGAAGCCTGTCCTGATTGTGGTTGGTGTTTGATATGTGATGTTTGTATGTGTAAGTGGTTAAAGGAAAATCCTGATATGGAGGATATGAGGTTTCCATTTGTGAAGGAGGAGATAAAGCCATGCAGGCGGCGCATGAGGCAATGAGAGACTGACTATGCCCCATGTAGAGGTGCGATACATCTCTGGCGTTAATTTAATCCCTGTCAAAATAGAAACAAGAGTCTATTATTTCAAAGGAATTAATTACTATACAGAAACTTGGACATATCAAACAGTTTCAAGTACTGCAATTCCAACCCCAAAGGCGGCGTATGAGGCATTAAAGAGGAGTAATTCATGACCGACATAGACCTTGAATTAGATAGACTACTCAACGAAGCAGAAGAATCTTTAAAAAGGCGAAAGAAACCCCTTAGTATAGAGAAGGATGAAATTTTATGGGGTTATCATAATTCTATTTATGAATGTCTTAACTGTGGACGACTGTTTCATGGTAAGCTCTTTCATCCAAACTTTAACATTCCAGAGAAGAGATTTGTTGCAGGTTGCCCTGAATGTTTAGATAAGAAACTTTGGTGGTTGCATCAGAACTTTACAGTTGAACGAATTGAAATGCCAGAAGATTCATGAATCGTTTAAATTTTAAACAATTAAGGTGAACTCTATGAATGAACTTGAATTAATCAAAGCTAAAGAAGTTGCAAAGATTTTAGGTTATTCTGTTGCTCATGTGTACAAACTCTACAAGCAGGAAAAGATTCCTGGAATAGAGATTAAAGGAACAGGAGCAAAGAGGTTTAATAAAGAGGCAATTTTAAATCTTCTAAAAGAGAAGGAGGTCCAACAATGCCAACTTTCACCCAACAACACTTCAACTACATAGCAGAAATTATAGGCAACTTACCTGTTCTTTCTGACCAAAGTGTTCAAGTGATTGTTGAAGAGTTTGGAAAAGCGTTTGAGTTGAATAATGAAAAGTTTAACTTTAAACGTTTTCAAAGTAAAGTCACGAGAGTGAGGGAGGGAGGAAATATAAATGAAAGAACCAAAATTTAAAGTCAACGATATTGTGTTGTATAATAGAATGTCTTGTACAGTTAAAGTGGGACCAATAAAGTATGGAGATTTTTATATATACGACCTTGTAGAGTTAGAATTTAAAACTGAATTTGATGGTGTCTTTGAAGAGTTTATGGAAATTCTATATTAAAAAGGAGAGAAGATGAGAAAATCTGAATTTGAATACATCATTGACGCCTTGATTCCAGCTTGTAAAGTGGCAAAGTTAACTCATAACCAAACTCGTTCAATTCTACGTGCATTGGCAAATGCTCTGGATTTGAAGTATATAGCCACGCCTTATGAAGTTTCCATGAAGTATGCGATGGATAAATTGGAGGGCTCGAAATGAAAATCGACCACACCCAACGAGCAGCATGGCAGAACTGTCAAAGACTTTACTTTCTACGACACTTCCTTGGAATTCGCAAAGCAACAGCCGATTCACCTGGCTTCTCCTTCGGCTCGGCGTTTCATGCAACGTCAGAAATCGTAGACAGGTGGAACAATATTGACCTTGCAATGAGTCAATTTACAAACATGTTCAACTTTCCCGACGACAAAGTACGAACACTTACTCGTGCAAGGGATTTGCTTGAACAGTATGGAAAGTTTATCAAACAAAAAGGTTGGGAGTTTAAAGTTCAAGATGATGACTCCATGGAGTTGACCTTCGTCGTGCCTATGGACCAAGACATTGACTATTGTGGAAAAATAGATAGACACCTACTCACTGGCGACATTGCTGAGTATAAAACTACCTACTACCTCTACAATTCTGGTGGCAATCCTCTTCCATTTCTCCAAAAGTGGTGGGGACATAACTCTATTCGAGGTTATGCTTGGGCAACAGAGAAACTTACAGGTGAAAAGGTAAACAAATGTCATCTCGTAGGAATAGGTGTTTACCCTCAAAAACCCAAAACAGGTGAACCATATTCTTGCATAGAGACCTTACCTATTCCTGTGCTTGAGTGGGAAAAGGAACAACTGGTAAGAGAAGTAGCTATAATTGCTAATGACATAATGCATTGGGCAAGAATGCTCAGTCTAAGTGTTAACTCTAACTTCCATGAAAACATAACTAACACCTTTGAAAATTCTCTCTGGAAACATTTTACCTGTAACACCAGTCACTGTTATTACCACACCAACCCATGCCAATTCGTTGACTTGTGCACTCGAGACGTTCCTAAAGGTTTGTTTGAGAATAACTATGTTTTGGATCCTTTCCTTCCCTGGGAAGATACGGTATTGAGTAAAGACGGAGGTGAGGAATGATAATTGGATATAAAAAGAAGTATTTTATTCAATGTCGTGGTCAAGAAAGAGAGGTTTCCGAAGAAGAATTCATAGAAGCAGAACGAGCAGCTGGTTTTTATCCAAAACGTGGATGTGGTCCAGTTGCTACAGGAGGTTTCTCTGGTCGTTATGGTCTGTGTGGACGAGTTGAATATACAAAAGACGGAGGAGAAAAATAATGAATTACATTTACTTTATTCTTGGAGCTTTTGCCGGAGTAATGATAATGAGTCTTGTGTCTCACTTTAAAGATGATTATAAACAAGGTTATATAGACGGGTTTAAAAAGGGGAAAGGTTATGACTCAAATTCTTAAAGAGATTAATTATTCTAAATTGACTTGGAAATGGCAACACCGTCTACAAAGATATAAAATTTTTGTAACAAAAGATGGGTTTCTTTGTCAAGAATGTGGCGGGGGTGGCGAACTTCTATATGACCGCATTGATTGGCACGACCTCTATGAAGTTTGCGGTTGGTGTGAAGGAACAGGCAAAGTTACTCGCTGGCGTAGAGGCGCATGGCTTAGATTAAAAAAGGAAGATAAAAAAGATGCAAAAACTCGTAAAAATAGATAAAATTAAAATAGGTACTCGTGCTCGAAGAGACTTGGGAGATATAGTTTCCCTCGCTAAGGGTATCCTTGCTACTAAGGGACTCCAATGTAATGATGTATTTATAGACACAGACTATATTCTGATTGCTGGCGAGCGACGAATTCGAGCATATACTCTTCTCTCTAATGGTGATGTAGGGGTTTGGGATGAACACACACCTACTGAGGAGGAAAAGAATTTCTTTCTCTCCATTCCGTGTATTGTCAAGAAACGTGAAGAACTTAAAGAAGAAGACTACCTACGTTTTGAACTCTTAGAAAACCTCTCTCGCAAAGACTTTCTATGGCATGAACTTGCAGGGTTAGTAGATTCCTTTCATATACTTTGTCAACGACAATACGGAAAGGCATCAGCAGGTGCAACTAAAACTGGTTGGGGAATTAGAGACACTGCTAAAGAACTTGGGATGAATCCAGCAGATGTGGTGCATTATATAAAACTTGCTAAGGGTTTGCAAACTTCTCCAGATTTGAAAGACATCAAACAAAAAAGCAAAGCACTTACTAAACTCAAGCGACTTGAAATTCAAGATATTGCTAATTGGTTGGAACTTGAGGATTATCAAGATTCAGATATAAGACTTGTAACAGGAGACTCCAAAGTTGTTTTGAAAGACATTCCTGATGAATCAGTAGATTTAATTATTACTGACCCACCTTGGGGGATAGAACTTGAAGATAATGTTCACCAAGAAAGAGATAAAACTTACGTTCAATATGATAAAGACTACAACACCATGGACACTCTTGAAATTCTTATGGAGTGTTTTAGTAAACTCAAACCAAACTGTGGGATATATATGTTTTACTCTGCCTTTCCTGAAAAAGTAATTGAGGGTCAGCAATTCCTCACAGCAGTAGGCTTTTCCATTGAACGAATTCCTTTAATTTGGTATAAAAAACATATTCTTTCACATAATTCAGGAGAGACAAGACATTATTTGAACTATGAAATTATTCTTTATGGTTGGAAAGGTGAACGACCAATGTTTGAAAATGGAAAAACTTCCCGGAATGTGTTTGAACATCAAGTTCCTTATCAGAATAGAATTCATTCAGCAGAGAAACCAGTAAGTCTTTTGAGTGAATTAATTCTTTTAAACACTAAAGAAAATGATTTTGTACTTGACCCATTTGGTGGTAGTTGTAATGTTGCAG